AGCTCAAGTCTGGCACAGCATCGCATACGGCTGTGTGTTCATTAGTAAAGTCTGCTAGCTTATTTAAGCTATCATACTCGTGTCGAATCTGCCACTGATGTTCAACAGAACCTTGTGTCACAGCCCAGTTACCCAGCAGTTCATATTCTGAGAACCATTTGATAATGTTGCCTGTACCCCAGGGCGGTACTGTGGGCATGCCGGGCACTGCTTGAATAATGGCATCCAGCCATTTCTTTTCTGGCCAACGATTCAGTAAATGACTCTTTAGGGCTTGAAAGTCCGCACCGCGCACAGCACACAATTCTGTTACATAGCAGTGTGGGCTGGGGTGTGGTATACCTGTAATGGCTTCAAATACTCCGCGGTAACTGCCTTGTTCAGTGTCTTTTATGGCCAGCAGATTCAAACAGTCTGCTTGCACAGCACTGTAAGGCTGTATCTGAAACGTGTCAGGATCGTGCATGAGCATGACGTCTGCATTGATTAGATCCAGGTAGGCCAATTTGATTGCTTGTTGGCGCAACCACCAGCCACGATAGTCATCGGCAAATACCCAGTTTTCAACTTCAGGATACTGAGAAAATATTACTGCGTCATTTATGTACTCAAATTGACTACAGTCAATGCCGTGTGCGTGAAATGCCTGCCATATTTCTGCCTGTGGCACAGGGCTGGCAATAATGGTGCGATCAACATCCACTAGGTTGTGATCCCATTGCAGGCTAAAGCAAGCATGCGGTATTCTATAACGTGCTAAAAAAAGAATTCGTGTGGTCATGGTCTGTTACAACTGGCCACACACTGATAGGTGCGTCCTTGAGCAATGGAGGGTTGATCCCAGCTTGATTCTACTGAGTCAAACCAGTTCAAGCAATGCTCCAGTGGGTAGTCCAATGCGTTATTTTCTGTCACTAGCTCACGCAGTTCGACATTGCCGGGATGATGCATGGAATCAGGATAGAACCCCAAATAGCAACAGGGATACACTGTGCCATCTGCGGCTAGATATATTTCTTGATTCTTTTTGTGTACACAGAAAAGATTTAATTTGTCACTGTCACGTTCGTGTTGCACAGTTTGTGCATTGTACCAGGTGATGTGACTTTCACGTAGCGGCTCTACTCTAGTGGGAGTTGACTCATAGGGCTTGCCAATATCGTGACTAAAGTCTCCCCCACGTGTGTACACAGGTCCGCGATCACGTCCGTCCCAGATGTTTTCAAAGCGCCAAAAGCCCCAGTCACGACTGAGTTGTTCACATTCTGCTTGCTGATGTTGATTGTGTTCAAACGGAATAAAGCGCCAGGTGGCACGACCCCCGGCCTCAATAAAGGCTCGAGCATTGGCAGTGACCTTGAGCCAGTCTGTGTCTTGTCTGTACAGGGCATGTGTATCTGCCAAGCCGTCAATGGCCCAGCCCACTGACACTCCAGGCTGTGCTAGACTAGCCCACCATGATTCAGATCGCAAACTACCATTGGTATTGATGTCTACTTGCACCCCTGCAGCCAAAAAGAATTGCACTATTTCTCTGGCGTCACGGGCCAGGGCAAAATCACCTAGATTGCCATTAAAATTAACTCGTTCTAATTGGGCCAAAAAGGCAGGCTGAAATATCTTTTGAATATGGTCCAGACTTAATTCTGTGTCAGGATAACCAGAATTGTAGTCACTGCCTCGATAGTTGCGCATACACATGGGACAACGTGCATTGCAACGAGTGGTCAATTCTATATGTACACGGCGAATATCCGTTGATTTTAACATAGCAATATTTATAGACGTCTATTACGCTAAATATCATTTATGCAAAACGAATTTGTTATAGCACGAGCCAATGTTGACATGCGTTGGACTGGCCCGCATCCACGTTATAGACTCTGGGTTGGCGGGGAATTGTTTGCCGAGCGCACTTGGATCTGGCATGATTTTTACATTGATGAATCAATACAGATTGAAGCTCCGCCGGGCAAATACGAAGTGCGTTATGAATGCCTTGATCCTGAGCATGCTCGATTGCGCATTGGCGACTTGCGTATTGAAACTGGTCCAGCCATAATAACCAAGGCCGGAGAAATCCAAATATATACACCGGAGACACGCAATGAGAGCCAATGAATTCATTTTAGAAACCACCACATCTGGCTCGGTAGCCACAGTGGCCATGCCCCTGGGTGGTGCCATTTCTAGAAATGGCGGATCAATGTTGACAGGTAAATATGTAACGGGCTCTGATCCTACACCGAACACCCCAAAAGAATACAAAAGGAACAAACATGCTCGCGGACAGTTTAAAAATTCTCCTAGCAACTGAATATGCTTTCAGTCTCAAGGCTCAGCAGTTTCACTGGAACGTGGAAGGACCTGACTTTGCTCAGTTGCATGAGTTTTTTGGTAACTTGTACGAAGAAGTCTACAACAACAGTATAGACCGAACAGCAGAATACGTTCGTGCTCTGGGCGACTATGCACCCGGCAGTTATGAACGCTTTAGTGAACTCACCACTATCAAAGGGCAAACAAAGATTCCACGTGCCCGACTCATGATTGAAGAGCTCTTGGCCAACAATGGTCAAATGCTTGATCTACTCAACGAAACATTTGCCACCGCTGAACAAGAGAATCAGCAAGGCATTGTAAATTTTATAGCAGAACGCATTGATGCTCATCAAAAGCACGGCTGGATGCTGAGAAGTTTCTTGAAAGAAGATAGAGCATGAGCAATGACATTAGAAGCATACTAGAGCGCCTGGCTCTGGTTGAAGGCAGGACTGTACCGGTCAGCCCTCGCGGCAGCATGACTGGTCAGCAAGAACGTGTGCCGCAGTTGCCGGCCTTGTTCAAGCCCCGTGACATCAGCCCCACACTAAAGAAAAAGCCCTATCAGGCTCATCCCATGGATGGCTACATGGTAGGCGAAAATGCTCTGGCCGAAGCCATGCAAGAAGTTGAAGAAGACATGATCAGCAAGGTCAAGGGTCGCTTTGCTGACTATCTTGAAACGCTGGAAAAGAAAAACAAAATTGATCAGCGTCTAATACGCAAGGCCAAGGCTGAGCTCAACATTGACGATGATCCACAGACTGAAGAAGCTGCCACCTGGGACGCAGATGTAGCACCTGTTTCTGGTCCTGAGGATGCCGCAGACACAGAAACTGCACACGGCATTGAAGACCATGTGGCACAGGCCATGAGTCAGCCCACTGCACCTGTAGGCGAAAACTTAACTGACACTGATCGTGGTGTAGAAATTTTGAGCAAGGCCGTCGGCAGTCCTGCTCGTGTGTATGAAATGACTGACGGCACCAGCGTAGAATGCTGGGGCGATGACACTCAAGGATATGAACTACGTCGTGGCGATCGCAAGTTGGCTACACGTTTCCCGCGCTTGGGTCATGCAGACATGGCCATGCGTTTGTTCCAAAAGCGCAGGGAGGCCGCGCAACAGGACGCCAATCAAGATTATCTGGAAGAACGTTGATATGATACTAGACCAACTATTTGAAGACGACAAGAAAAAACTCAACGAGATTGATCCTCGCAACTATGACAGCGATGTAGATTACTATAACGATCGTGACGCTGAAGACCCCGAAGACGACGATGTGGATCCACCTGAAGACGACGATTATGATCCGCCCAACGACGAAGAGTCCTACTACGAAAAGAGTTTGAGATCTAGAGGACTAGGCGAAAGCCGGCTCAACGAAGCTCGTCTAATGGAAGACCCTGTTTATCGCAACTTCAAGCGTGTGGGTCAGTACATTGCTGAACGCCGCATGAGCGAAAAAGAAATCTTACAAGTGTTTGCTGATGCCGAAGCAGGCATGACCGATAAAGGCACCGGAGCCAATCGTACCATGCTGGGTCGTGGCAAAGATACCACCATGGACTTTGCTGGCGGCGTAGCTGATGCCCTTAAAGGCGTGTGGGCCGGAATACAAAATTCAGTGCCTGTGGACGCATTGGACGCGGCCTATGACCAAGCCACTGATGCGCTGGCCAAACTGTCTGGCGGGCAAAAAGGTGCAGTGATGCAGGCCATCAAGAAGTATCGCATGCTGGCCAAACAGTATCCCAAGACCTCTGGCCTGGCCAAAGCGGCCTTGGTTGGTATTGCTGGTTTAGCCACAGGTGGTGCTGGACTGCCTGCTGTGGCAGCTCTGGTATACGGCTTAGATTCATCTATCAAAGGCGATAAACTGTCAGACATTGCACTCAAAGCTGGCGGAGCGGCAGCCACAGCCTGGGCCGCAGGAAAAATATTTGGCGGCTCAGGTGATCCAACAGTTCCTGCTGATAACTTTGCTGCCGCTACAGATCCTGTGGGTGGTGGCACATACACTGTGATGCAAGGTGATCAAGGCGGATTTATTGCCCAAGCGCAAGGAGTTCCGTTTAAAGATCTTCAAGCAATGAATCCAGATATTACCGACTGGACCAAATTGCCTGTGGGCACAGAACTACAACTGCCACCAAGTGGACCAAACACAGGAAGTGTGTGGCAAGGTACAGATACAAGCGCACCAGGAGTTGCTCCTGCTTCACAAGGGCCAGAACAACTGGGTAGTCCAGATGCTGCCAATTTTGCTGGTGCCACAACACCCTCAGGACCTTCATTGTCTTTCCCTGACGGTGGCACCAGTGGTACATTGACTCTTCCAGACGGAAGAGAAGTGCAGGCCTATGCTTTCCCTGAAGGTGGTATACAGCCAAGAATTGGCCCTGGCAGCGAAGCAGTTCAAGTAAACTATGCTGGCCAAGACGTAACTGCTTATATCAGAGGCGACAAAGCCTACATCAAGAATTTTAACCCACAAGAATTTTCAAACCCAGTACAGGAAAGTTGGTTGCCTGCTGTACGGTTGCTCAAGCTGCCAGCTGACAAACTGATTGATCAAAAGAGCACTGTGATGAGTTGGGCCTTGAACGAAAGTGTTGGTCGCCGGAGCACTAGTTTTAATTTAACCACGGTTGGCACATACACAGTGTTTGAGAACGTTGACCGTTATCGCAAAGCCATCATGGAACTCAAGGGTGTTCCTGGAAGTACACGCCCAGAATACTATCGTCCAGACATGATGGATGCTCCAACGAAACCAGACAAAAAGCCTGGCCTAATTGGTCGTGGTCTTAATGCACTAGATCGAGGCGTTAAAAAAGTAGGCGGTGCACTGAGCAATTTTGGACATCAGTTTACTACCAACGTCACAAAAGAAAAACTCAAGATGAACTGGCACCAGGCTGGCAAGCCCAGTGATTCAGATCAATTGGCTGCTTGGTTGGCCAAACAGGGCGTACCACAAGAAGTTGTTACCAGCGTGTATGGCAAGATGGGTATTCCTTATACCCCGCAGGCTGACCCAGCCAAGGCACAAGCCGCTGAACCACAAGCAACCACTGCTGGTGGCGCACAAAAATCTATGCCGTTCTATGGTACCAATCCAGCCACCAAGAAACCCTGGACTTATGATGAGTTGCAGGCCAAGTCACAAGCTGGCACAACACCAGCACCAGCACCAGCACCAGCCGCTACTACATCTACCACAGCCGCCAAGACTGCTACAACTGCACAACCTGGTTTCAATGCTACTAACGTAATGAACTTGCCTGGTATGGAAAAGTATGCCAAGGCACCTGCTCCAGCCAAGCCTGCTAGTTTTGCAAGTGGCCCCACAGGCTATGGCAAGACTACTATGAGTGTCAAGCCCATGACTGGTATTCCAGGAATGAAGGCTCCCACAGCACCAGCGGCTCCTTCGGCGCCCAAGGCACCTGGTGTCAAATACAACCTCAATCTACCTGCAGGTGGTGGCGCTGGCGTAAAAGCTGCCGCACAACCAGGACAGTTAAGTAAGGATGAGTACATTAGACGCATTGGTGCTCCTGCCATGCCTGAGAGTCGTGTGTTTAATGCATTGAAGAAACCCGTAGCAGAAATGCTCAACATGGTTGAAACCAAAGAAGACGTTGCCAAGATCAAACAGTTTATTGACCAAACGTTTGTCAAGTACGGTGCTGTAACTGAATCAGCTTTTGCTGTACGCAATCGACTGATTGAACACGTGACACAAGTTGGCGCACAACGCCGCAGAGAGTTTGCTCGCCGGGGCTAAACCAACACACCTTAGGACCGGTACTTGTTACCGTAAGTGTGAGGCGGCTGCTGCCTTGGGGAAACAATTCGCTACTGCGTACCCTAAAGTGAGCACCTACATCTAGTAATGAAACCTGTATTGCCTTTTTTAGAAATAATGTTGACACAGGTCTGCAATCTAAGTTGTCACGGCTGTAGTACCTACAGTGATTATCGCCACCAAGGCTACGCAGACTGGTCCACAACTCAACACTGGTTACAACAGTGGTTAGAAAAAATTTCAATTGAAGATATTGGATTCATGGGAGGAGAGCCCTTGATCAATCCTCATGTGTTGACCTGGTTAAACGGTGTTCGCGAATTGCTTCCTGATAGTCGTATACGTTTTCCTACCAATGGATTGTTGCTCGAAAAACACTGGAAAGTTGTAGAATGGTTGTATCAAGATGGCAATGCTGTTCTTAAAATTACTGACCATACTGGCAATATTGATTCAGTGCTGACTCGATTGCGTAGCAGTTATACATGGACACCTATACATGAGTATGGACTAGATCGATGGATAACCGACACTGGCCTACGATTACAGATAAACACACCTACAAAATTTACACAAACATTTCAGGGCACTTACACCAACATGCAACCCTGGCAGTCTGATCCTGACAGGGCCTATGCTAATTGTCATCAAGCCACATGCCCCATGCTATGGAAAGGCAAAATCTACAAATGCTCAACGTCGGCTCTTGTTCAAGAAGCATGGTCAGCCCACGGCGGTGCCAATGAGGCAGCCTGGAAAGAATACTTTGATCATGCAACCAATGGCAGTATTGACTTGCAATCTGACCCTGTGGTAATCAACCATTTTGCCAAAAATTTTGGGCATGTGCATGCCATATGCAAACAGTGTCCCACTGCCGCGGATACCAATTCTGTAATTGAACATCGTGTTAATGTGATACAAAGATGACAGATTTTGACCTTGAGCAGATGAAAAGATTGGCCGGGCGGCACAATGTCACTGTGGTATATTTACAGGTTGATGGGGACTACTGGATCAACCAACAAGAATTTTGCAATGCTTTTAGAAATGCACCGTTGTCAGACCATGTGGTAATTCATGTGCGCTTTGAAGGGTTGAGTCTATCAACAGCCGGGGTAGTGTCAGCAGTTGACAAGGTCATGAAAGAAACTGAAAGATCAGCAGATTCTGTTTTTATCTTTAGCCCAAATGCATTGTCAACTGATGCACCTTGGACAAATCTCTTTTGGAAACAGTTCACAGTCAGTGACGAATTTAGCAGATGTCGTGCATACTGGGATGATGCAGATACACACCTAGAGTCAAACTGGAAACCATGGGCATTGTTTGTAGGAAGACGAACTACTCCCAGATTGCTGGCCTTGTATGATATTTGGCATGACCCGGCACTGAAGCAAGCCTGCTTGCTCAGCAAGATGAACGAAACAGAGCCTCCTACATCACAACCGTTTGATCACAGCCACATGATACATGATCAATTGAGTGATTGGATGCCAGTTGTTGATCCTGTTGAGAAAATATCCGCGCACCAACACTTTCGTAATTTTTGTTTTGACATGCCGGTTCACTCCATAGATGGATACAATGCTATTGACCAATACACCAATGCCAACTGTGGCGAAAATCGAAATGCTGTCCCTACTAAAAATTTAATTGATATTAGTGGGAAATATCTTTTTGAAATCACATTTGAAACTATGACCAGGGGAACTACATTTACTCCCAGTGAGAAGACCATAAGAACCATGGTGGCCCAAAAGCCCATGGTGGTGTATGCTCCCAAGAATTTTTTGCAACAGATGCAATTGTTGGGGTTTAAAACTTTTGATAATTTATGGGACGAAAGTTATGATCAACTAGAAGGTCCTGATAGATATCAAAAAATTATAAATATAGTGCAACAAGTTGCTGGTATGCCTGTAAATCAACAACTTGAATTGTACCAAAAGAGCAGACAAATCTGTAGCCACAATAAACAACGTCTGATTGCATTGGCGATGAAATAGCCAGTTAACTTGTGTGGAAAGAAAGATAAAATATGTATACGTCCATTCTGACATTAAATTGCCATGTCAAACCAGATACCAGTGCGCTGGTCACAATTGTGCTTGACAGCACTTCTCAACAGTTCAGTCTGGTGCCAACAATAAACTGGGTGCCTAGTTCGTCCACGCAAGATTCTCGTGAAATTTTGATCAATTTGCCGGTGTCAAGTAATATCTTTGAGATCAAGGATTTTGATTTTGAAATCAAGGCCGAGAATACTGATATATTGATTTGCGGATATACTTGTACCCTGGGGAATTTTAATATTTCTACTCAGCCAGTGTGGGATACTCTGGGCTGGCAGCCCTATGATATTTCTGGCCATACCGGTGATGATCCATCATACACCGGTCCCGGCAGTTTACAAATACTCAACGGACAAACGGTAAGATTTAAAGGCACACTCACAATCCAACCAAGTCCGACAACGCCTTAAAATGGATACCCAGTGAATGGTTTAGGCACATGGGTTGGTTCGTATACTGGTACCATTGAAAACACTGCTGACCCTGTGTTGATGCGAGCTTGTTTTTTCATTATTACCACAGTTTCTACATTGTAGTAGTTGAATTCTTTGTGCATTTCCTGAGCCCATCCCCAAAATCCTGATCCATGGTTGGCATCCACGTATCCAGTAAAACAATGAAAATCTTGATGCCAGTCCAGCGGATAGTCATTCATTAACAATCTCCAGCCGGGTGCCATTTTGGCTCGCCAGGGCCAAGCCAAAATCATTGGCCTATCCCACACATATTCGCCGGCAACCTTTTGAGCCCAGACGGTTCCATGCAACATTTCTTGTAGCAAATGTCCATACCGCCAGGCACCGGCTGTGATACCATTATGCAACACAGCATCCAATGGAATAGTCCATCCCAATTGACTTGCCCCGCGTAGCCCCAAACATAATCTTGCAGTGTGATTTCTGTGGTCTCCACTGGCCGGTAAATATTCACGCAGATCACCACGTAGATTTTTCCACCATTCGGGAAAATGCACAGCACACGACACAGGTGCAGGAGCCAAATCTGCTTGTTCTGCTCGTTCCCACGTTAGATAGTCGTTTACCACAATGTCCATGTTGTATGTAGTGCGAGTACTTAAGGAAAAAATATTCTAAAGGGACTTGACAACGCTGGGCAAAGTCTGTTATACTGCATGTTGCACACTCAAAGCAGATGTGATCAAAAACTTAACAAAGGAATAAACTATGATTAAAACATTTAATGGTGATCAAAAGATCAAACTCACCCAACTTATCAACGAAGGAATGCAAGTGACTCAGGAAATTGAGACTCTAACTGGCGGCCTGAATGATACAGTCAAGGCCATTGCTGAAGAGCTTGAAATTAAACCGGGCGTGTTGAAGAAGGCTATCAAGCTGGCACACAAAGCTGAGTTTGGTAAAGCCAAACAAGATCACGAACTATTAGAAACAATTCTTGAGACTGTGGGCAAAACTCTCTAATGTATTCGGTGTTTCAGCATTGGGATCCACTGCAAGTATGTGTGGTAGGCAAAAGTTATCCTCCAGAATTCTATTCGTGGATACAAAATGCCAACACACGACGGCATTTTGAACAGTTGGCAGATGAAACTGAACAAGACTTTCAGTCGTTGATACAATTATTACAAGGGCAATTTGGCATTCAAGTCCTGCGTCCCGAAATACCTGCTGATTCCAATAGTTTAAAATGTCATGGACGCTGGAATGCCCCACCTGTGACACCCAGGGATTACTTTGTTATGATTCATGATCAGTTGTGGATTCCAAGAAGTCCCAATAGTAGTCATGCACACCGGGTTTTTTCCAATCAGTCTGAGCTAGACTTAGCTACATTCCAGGCACGTGACCTAGATCAGCATCGGTCTAAATTGGCATGTTATCAAAATATTTTTCAAGACGTTCATGATCAGGGCAATCAAGTGCGATACACTGATCTTGATGTGGTGTCTGGATGTTTTGTCAGCAGAATTGGACAAGACTTATACTTTGCCACACAAAGTTATGATGAAGATCAAAGCATGATGTTGACACGTATCAATCAACAGTTTCCCAATACCCGCAACAAAATTGTCAACGCCGGCGGTCACGGCGATAGCACCTATTGTCCAGTGACGCCGGGTCTGATCATAAGTTTACGTGACGTTCCTACTTATTCGGATACATTTCCTGACTGGGAGGTGGTGTATCTTCCAGCGTCTACCTATGCCGACACTGCTGAATTTAGATCCAGCATGAAGCACAATCGTGGACGTTGGAACATTCCGGGCTTTGAATCAGATCCTGATCTTGTGCATATAGTAGAACACTACTTTGAGTCCTGGGTCGGCAACGCAAGCGAAACTGTTTTTGATGTTAACATACTTGTGATAGATCAAAAGAACATTGTGGTAAGTTCACACAACGATCAAGTCGAACAGGCTTGTGCCAGACATGGTATTGAAGTACATGTTTCTAATTTCCGTCATCGATACTTCTGGGACGCTGGCATACACTGCATAACCAATGATTTGAATCGCCAAGGCAAAATTAACAATTACTTTGTTGACACTGATAAGTAACAAAGAGTCGCTCACATTACGAGCATGTAGCAAGGCCCACCCGGCCACAAACGGAGAACAATGAGTTATATTGACGCACTTTTTGATCGTGAACACGATCGCATTCATACTGTAGAACGCCGAGACGGTGTAAGAGTCTACCGAGAGTATCCAGCAAATTACATTTTTTACTACGACGATGCTCGTGGCAAATTCCAAAGTATCTACGGCACACCTGTATCAAGATTTAGTACACGCAACAACAAAGAGTTCCGCAAAGAAGTACGTATCCAAAGCGGCAAGCAACTTTATGAGAGCGACATCAATCCCATATTTAGATGCCTTGAAGAAAACTACAAAGATCAAAATGCGCCTGAACTACACACAGCGTTTTTTGACATTGAGGTGGCGTTTGACAAGGAGCGTGGATTTAGTCCTGTGTCGGATCCGTTCAATCCTATCACTGCTATTTCAGTCTACCTAGACTGGTTGGATCAGATAGTCACACTAGCAGTGCCGCCAGCACACATGAGTTGGGAAACAGCGCAAGACTTGGTCAAGGACTTTGAAAATACAATCCTGTTTACTGAAGAATCAGAGATGATCAAGACCTTCCTGGATCTAATTGACGACGCTGACATTCTAACAGGCTGGAACTCTGAAGGCTATGACATTCCCTACACTGTCAACAGATGTGTGCGGGTACTCAGCAAAGATGATACACGTAAATTCTGCTTGTGGGGTCAGTTGCCCAAGAAGCGTGTGTTTGAACGCTTTGGTGCTGAAAACGAAACTTATGACTTGATTGGTCGTGTGCATATGGACTATATGCAACTGTATCGCAAGTACACATACGAGGAGCGTCACTCGTATAGCCTGGATGCCATTGGTGAACACGAACTGGGCGAGCGCAAAACACAGTTTGAAGGCACCTTGGATGCTTTGTATAACCAACACTTTAAAAAGTTTATTGAATACAACCGTCAAGATACAATGCTGATTGCAAGATTAGATAAAAAATTGCGGTTTCTTGATCTTGCTAACGAACTTGCCCATGCCAATACTGTGTTGCTACAAACCACAATGGGTGCTGTGGCAGTGACTGAGCAAGCTATTATCAATGAAGCTCATGAACGTGGCATGGTTGTGCCCAACCGCAAGCAACGGCTTACAGACGAAGACACACAGGCCGCTGGTGCGTATGTTGCGTATCCCAAGAAGGGTGTGCATGAGTGGATTGGATCAGTTGACATTAACTCACTGTATCCATCAGCAATTCGTGCCATGAACATGGGACCAGAGACGGTGGTAGGACAACTGCGCCAGACCATGACAGATCATTTGATCAAAGCCAACATGGCCAAGGGACAGAGTTTTGCAGGCGCATGGGAAGGTATCTTTGCCAGCCTGGAATACACTGCTGTGATGGAACAACAACGTGGCACAGAGATTACCATTGACTGGGAGAACGGCGAAGAGTCAGTACACTCAGCTGCCGAGATTTGGACGATTATCTTTGACTCTAACCAACCTTGGATCCTCACTGCCAATGGTACTATCCTTACATTTGAGAAAAAGGGTATCATTCCCGGCTTGCTAGAGCGTTGGTATGAAGAACGTAAAGAACTGCAAGCCAAGAAGAAGGACGCAAAAGATGCTAAAGAAATTGCATTCTGGGACAAGCGACAACTGGTTAAAAAGATTAACCTCAACAGTCTCTACGGGGCTATTCTTAACCCGGGCTGTAGGTTCTTTGACAAGCGTATTGGGCAGTCCACTACGCTCACTGGTAGAAGTATTGCCAGGCACATGGATGCCCACCTCAATGAACTTATTACAGGCGAATACGACCATGTGGGTAAAGCAATCATTTACGGGGACACAGACTCTTGTTATTTCTCCGCTTGGCCGGTACTCAAGAAGGAAGTTGAGGAAGGCAGGATGGCCTGGTCGAAAGAAACTTGTATTCAACTGTATGACAACCTTGCTGACCAAGTCAACGAAAGTTTCCCTGGCTTCATGGAACAGGCTTTTCACTGCCCCCGAGACATGGGCGCATTGATCAAGTGTGGTCGTGAGACTGTGGCAGATCGTGGTTTGTTTATCACCAAGAAGCGTTATGCTGTGAATGCCATTGACATTGAAGGCAAGCGGCTGGACGTAGAAGGCAAAATTGGCAAGACCAAGGCCACAGGATTGGATCTAAAACGCAGTGACACTCCCAAAGTAATTCAAGACTTCTTGTTGGAAATTCTAAATAAACTACTTGCTGGTGCAGGTAAAGATGAGATTGTGGAACGCATACGTGAATTCAAGTATGAGTTTATGGAGCGGCCAGGTTGGGAGAAAGGTTCACCCAAGCGTGTGAACAACTTGACCAAGTATGCGGCAGAAGAAACACGACTGGGCAAAGCAAACATGCCGGGTCATGTGCGAGCCGCAATCAACTGGAATAACATGCGCAAGATGAACAGCGACAACTACAGTATGCAAATTGTTGATGGTATGAAAACCATTGTATGCAAACTTAAAAGCAACGCTCTTGGGTGGACTTCAATTGGATACCCCACTGATGAGCAACGACTGCCTGCGTGGTTTACAGAATTGCCGTTTGATGATGGCTTGATGGAAGCAACTGTTGTGGATCAAAAGATTGACAACTTGCTGGGTGTGTTGGATTGGGAACTTGCGTCTGCAACCAACACAGAAAATACATTTACTAGTCTGTTTAGTTTCGAATGAAGTTAAGTGAAATTGTTGCATATTTAAATTTGTTAGACAGCATCAAAGCTGATGTTGCGTGTCGCCCTGCCATGCGCAATCTTGAAGCTGTGCTTGAAAGAGTAACCACTCATCCTATACAAATAGGAGTTACTGCCAAAGAACTAGAGCGTAACTATCAAGACGTGTTGGCCTCTATTGATGTCTATGGTCGCACTCTAAACACCTTGCACGAGCGTCTGTACAATCAACGTGCAGACATGGAAGGCGAATACTTTAGAGAAAGTCAGCGCATTTTTGATCATGAGATGCCGTTTGAAACCAATCAGTACATCCTGGATCGTAGACTAAGTATTGATCCCGACAGCAACATGATTCTGCGCAGTCACTTGCGCAATCTAGCAGACTGGCACCATCCAGGATTGATTTTTAGGCCAGGCCGAGAAAACTACATTGAAGAACTAGTGCCACTGGATCCACTGTACGTGGTGGATCATCATCAAGAGCTATTGGATCCTGCTGTGCAACAGTTCACGCCAGAGTATCAACGCCGCCTAAGACAATATATCATTGATGATCGTCGAGAAGCCAACATTTTAGATGACTTGCCCAACAACTCGTTTGGCTTGGTATTTGCCTACAACTTCTTCAACTACAAACCTATGTCTGTTATTGAACGTTATCTCAATGAGCTGTTTGTAAAATGCAGACCCGGCGGCCATGTGATCTTTACTTACAACAATGCTGACCGAGAGCAAGGCGCTGGACTAAGTGAAAGATTTTTTATGTGCTACACACCACAGCGTTATATTAGACAGCATGCTGACCGAATTGGTTGGGAATATGTTTATTCACATGACGGCGCTGGCGATGTCAGTTGGATTGAATTTCGAAAGCCTGGCGAACTTACCAGCCTCAAAGGCGGGCAAGCATTAGCCAAACTGGTTGCAAAAACCAAATAAAACCCTTATACTACACACTTAGGAGAACTGTATGAAAGATTATCTATTAGACTTGGTTGAACACACTTTTGATCTTGGTTGCATTGACCTGATCAAAATTGTTGGAGATACAAATACCACCACTGTCAGCGGCTTAGCTGAAGACCTCAGCGTGGTTGTGCAGGCTGAATTTAAAAACCCTGTAGCAGACTTTATTGGCACATTTGGTATGCCTAACTTGAGCAAACTTAAAACTTTGTTGAACTTGCAAGAATACAAAGAAAATGCCACACTTGCTATCACACGCGGATCAAGTGGTGATCCTGACGGCATCAGCTTTGAAAACAAAGTGGGCGACTTCAAAAACAACTATCGTTTTATGTCAGCTGGCATTGTGAATGACAAGTTGAAAACTGCCAAGATGCGAGCTGTGCCTTGGCACATTGAATTTGAACCCACCAATGCCGCTATTCAGCGACTGAAGTGGCAGATGAGCGCCAACGCTGAAGAGCCCAACTTTCAAGCCAAGACTGAAAACAGCGACTTGAAATTTTTCTTTGGTGACCATTCAACGCACTCAGGTAACTTTGTGTTCCATCCCGGAGTGAATGGTGCATTGAAGCGCACATGGTCATGGCCTGCCAAACAGTTTGTCAGCATCATGGACTTGACTGGTGACAAAGTTGTGCGCATCAGCGATGACGGTGCCGCACAGATCACTGTGGATTCTGGCTTGGCTGTTTACAATTACATCCTTCCGGCGCAATCTAAATAATGAATAACGTACAAATATTATCCGCTTGTTTAGCGTTCTTGGTTCTGTGTGGTGCTGTATATCGCCACATTGGGTTTGATAAGATTAAAGAATGCTATGGCATGTGGTTTACAAAGGAATACTGGACTGACTACAATACTGTAGAGTTTGCTAGTTGGACAGCCAAGGCTGTTATCATTATTCCTGGTTTGATATTTGGTATTAGCCTTTGGTGGTTATATTTCTTTACTCTAGCAACAAGCCTAACACTTATCTGGGCTAGTGAGAAAAAACTATTACCAACCTTGGTAGGATTTAACACTATATGGGTTTGGATTAGCTGTATGGTATTAGCACAGCACTTAGTAACATGACAGAACCAACTCAAGACAATCTCACCGCCAAACAATCAGACTACGCTGTGTTCCTTCCAGCCATCTCGGGATTCTATGCCACATTTGTGGGACGGCAAAGGAACGAACACTATGTGGATCCAGCACGATTCCCTCAGGGACTTGCTGATATAGAACAGCTTAACTGGCTTAATTCCAACAAGGCGTTGTTTCCTTATCGTTGGTCACTTGCATCTGGGGGCCATGCTAATCTTGATCTTAACAAACAAGATTGGTCAGAAGACATGGTACGGAACCGTGAGCCAGGCACGTTTCTCTTGGGAGATTCAGGCGGTTTCCAGATTGCCAAGGGCTTGTGGGAAGGTGATTGGCGAGCCAACTCGGGGTGTGCCAAGGCTCAAAAGAAACGTGAGTTAGTTCTTAACTGGCTAGACAACGTTTCTGATTACTGCATGACACTGGATATTCCGACTTGGGTTATTCATGACAAGACAGCAAGCAAGGCCTGTCAAATCTCCACACTGCAAGAAGCAGTGGATGCCACCAAGTTCAACAACGAATACTTCATGAAGCATCGTAAAGGTGTTGCCAATGGTGGCACCAAGATTCTAAATGTACTGCAAGGTGACAATCATACCAGTGCAGACGAATGGTATGAGATCATGAAGGAATATTGTGACCCAGTAAAGTATCCAGACACTCACTTCAATGGGTGGAGCATGGGTGGTCAGAACATGTGCGACGTTCACCTGGTGTTACGCCGACTAGTTGCCTTGCGCTACGATAATTTGTTACAAGAGGGCAAACATGACTGGATGCACTTTTTGGGAACATCAAAGTTGGAATGGGCTGTGCTACTCACCGTGATTCAAAGGGCAGTTAGAAAATACGTTAACCCGGCTTTTACTATTTCCTTTGATTGTGCCAGCCCATTCCTTGCCACAGCCAATGGACAAGTATACTACGAAAATGTATTTGAACATGATTCAAAGTGGAGTTATCGTATGGCTCCTTCAGCCGATGACAAAAAGTACAGCACAGACACTCGCAAGTGGAGCACTGGCGTTGTTGCAGACGGTATCTATCCTAACTGGACTGACAGTCCTATAAGTGACATGTTGACCATGAAGGATATTTGTATCTACAAGTCGGGCGTTCCAAAACCCGGCGTTACTCTTACCCCAGCAAACTTTCAAGACCCTGCATTGTATGATGTGTTGCCTGATGTTAACAAAAACGGCAAGTGGGGCAAAACATCCTGGGATAGTTTTAGCTATGCTCTGCTCATGGGACACAATGTTTGGATGCACCTAACTGCGGTACAAGAAGCCAATCAGCGTTTTGATCGTGGAGAACATCCGGCCATGATGCGCAGAGATGGGGGAGACTATGCTCGTTTTGAAGACATTGTGGAAGCTATTTTTGCCGCACCGGATAGACAAACTGCCGAAGATATCATACAATTGTACAGTGGCTACTGGATGCAGATTGTGGGCACACGTGGGTTTAAAGGCAAGAAGACCATGAACGCACGTACACAATTTAATGCATTGTTTAGCTTTGAAGAGCCAGAGACCGAACCCGAGGATCTGGATACCGATAAACTTGATCAATTAGAAGCAACACAATGAACCGCGAAGGTCACGACAACGTCAACTTTTTTGTAGGCACTGAAGTTGAACGCACACCAGCATTTGGTAAAAAGACACTGTTTGTAGTTGGAGTTCAATCTTATACTGAAATCAAACAGCATCTAGCCAATGAACAGTGTGAACACATTTTCTTTGGTGCTAACCACAGTTTTCATCCTGTTGACAGATCAGAATGGCAACATTGGGAAAGCATGATCGAGCCATTCTTGCGTGACGGCCACTTGTGCAGTTTGGATATCCCAATCACGCACGTGGAAGAGTTTAACGATGGTCCTCTTTGCGACTATCAAAATTTTATTCCACAAATTCGAGTAAGTGTACCGTATACAAAGCTGTGGAATTATAATACAATGTTAAAAATAGATGACAAAGACTTTGCGGCAACCAATCCTGGGGTCTGGTGTCATAGTCTACATAGCTTAATGAGCCGTAGAACATTTACTTCGTGGGATGATTATAAACAGGATCAAAAATTATGAATCAACGAGATCAAGCACTAGCAGAACAGCGTGAGAGAATCATGAGCCGAGCAGAACGTAAAATCTGGGTCACTTTCCGCAAGGAAGGAATACACAAGTACCCTGCTGCCGCTACAGATCCTAATCTATGCACAGCAGGCGAGTATGATGTTAGCTTCCTAGCCAATGCACATAGACATATCTTTCACTTCCGTGTTTGGATTGATGTATTTCACAACGATCGAGACATTGAATTTATTCAGTTTAAACGCTGGTTGGAAGGTCTATATAACAGAGACATCCTGCAACTAGATTTTAAAAGTTGTGAAATGATCTCAGACGATCTGTACTTGCAGATTGCCGAAAGGTATCCTGACCGCGCAGTCTGGATTGAGGTTGCCGAAGATGGTGAGAACGGTGCCTTGATCAAATATGAAATTTCTCACCCTAGTATGTCAGTTAAAATCTAAAGGAAAATAAAATGGGAAAACCCACACTCCGCTCTAATCCCCGTGTGGCTGAGATCTTTGAGCATCTCGAGCAGTACCGAGAGTTCTGTCAAGACTACGGTTATCGTTACAACGAGGCTGACTTGTACAACTTCAAGAGTTATGCTTGGCAACAGTATAACAAATATTCACAAAACAAGAATGCCAAGAACATGTGGGACGAAGATACTCGCAGATTGGCGGGTAGATTTTAATGAGAAAACTATACTACATGGGCTTGGAAAGTTACGAAGCCCGTTACACACTACAGCTAACTGAGTGGAATCGACGGGTGTTTGAACGTCGAGGCCTAGATGTTGTGTATGTTCCTGGCACCACAATTGACAACACACAAGCTATCTCGGTAGGCCAAGTACTAGACGCACATGGCCGCAGTTACTTTGCCATGAGCCAGATGATGAACTTGGTTCAGATGATGAAGAACGGCGACGTAACTAGTCAAGATGTGATCTACTTTGAAGACATGTTTCAGCCGGGCTTTGAAAGTCTTGGTTACATCATGAACCAGATTCCCCGTGAACAATGTCCACGTATCTATGTACGTTGTTTGGCACAGGCCATTGACCCTGATGACTTTGTGCATGTGTGGGGTCTACAGAAGTGGATGGGACTGTATGAACAAATGGTCAATGAGATGGTGGCTTTCTCGGGGGGTGCAGTACTGGCAACCAATGAGGAAATGGTCGCGCACATGCGCATTGCTGGATGGACTGCTCCGATTTACAACATTTCCGGTCTTGCATTTGGCAAATCAGAAGTACTGGAGCGGATCGGTGGCGTGGAAAACATCACGCCCTTTGTTCAACGTGCCCGTAGAGTCGGCTTCGCGGCTCGTTTTGATCAGGAAAAGCAACCTGGCTTCTTCATGGATCTTATTGAAATGTATAGTGAGCTCACCAGCGAGCCGTGTGAGTTTGCAATATACAGTGGCGGACCTCTACGATCCAATAACCCAGAGTATATTGAACGTGCCCGCCGTATGGAGGCGGAAGGCAAACTAAAAATCTACGATAACATCACAAAGAACGAATACTATGCTCACCTTAACAATACTCGTGTGTTGTTTAATTGTGCTCTACAAGATTGGGTCTCAAACACTGTCAGTGAAGCAGATACCCTCGGAGCCAACGTTCTATATCCTGCTTATCGCAGTTTCCCTGAAACTTTTGCAAATGACCCTAATCGGCTTTACGTACCATGGAGCATAGACGATGCCTATCACAAACTACAAAACCTTCTTAGAGCACCTCATCACAACATGGGTCTCATTAGTGATTGGAATAACAGATGTATTGACCGGGTTGTTGATATCATTTCTGGAAATGGTGAGCAATATAACCGCGCAGGCAACCGTTACCGTGACCATGTTGCCGAACCTAAATATCATGTTGTAAAGATCGAAGAATGAAACTATACAAACACAGCAACGGCAAAACAAGTCTGTTCCCTGAGCACATTCCTCAAGGTTGGGAAGTCATGTTAAATCCCAATACATTTGATGTTGTGTGGCGTAGGAGTCAAGGCAGATATGTTGCCTCGTGAACAAAGTTTTAGCTATCTCAAGCAGTATATTGTGGCTCAAAAAGCAACGCCTTGGATTGCCAAAATGAATGAGACAGAAGATCGAGCTCGGTGTGCGTTACAACACTTGGGTGGCATGGCAGGAGATTGGTATCCTTATCGTCATGAATGCCACTACTATTATCCACAAAGGAAACAAGGATGAATGTAATTGTCACCGGCTCGGCTGGATACATTGGTGGACAAACTGCTCTGTTATTGAAAGATTCGGGGCACTCGGTGTACGGCATTGATCGTAGGTCACCGCCACGACACTTGGCAGATGTTTGTGATGGATTCTTGCGTGAAGATTTTGCTAGCGATGCGGCATTAAGTTGGATTATCAGCAAACAACCCAATGCTATTATCCACTGTGCTGGCACCAGCCTTGTTGGGCCGTCAATGCAGGATCCTGCAGAATACTACAACAACAATGTGGTCAAGACGTTGCGACTGCTGGACGTTGTACGTCGTAGTTTGCCACGTTGCAAAGTTATTTTTAGTTCCAGTGCCGCAACTTATGGCAATCCTGTGCTAGATGCCTGCAACGAAGTTGATCCTTGCTTGCCTATCAGTCCCTATGGTGAGAGCAAGTTGATGATTGATATGATGTTGGAGTCTTATCGCCAAGCATATAATCTAAACTATGTTAGCTTTCGCTACTTCAATGCCTGTGGTGCTGACCCCAAAGGTAGGCACGGACAAGAACCGGGTGCCACACACTTGATTGCTCGGTTTTTAGAAGCCACAAGAGACGATGGACAATTTAGAGTATATGGTGATAACTATCCTACTGCTGATGGTACTTGCATCAGGGATTATGTACATGTTGCAGATATTGCTCAAGCACACGTTTTGGCATTGTCTCCAACTGTTCCTGCAGGCATCTATAACCTTGGATCAAATCAGGGGTTCAGTGTTATACAAGTAATGAAGCAGGCAAAAACTATCATCGGCAAAACGCCTTACATTGGTGTAGAAGCTCGTCGCGAAGGCGATCCCCCTGTTCTCACTGCCTGTGCAGACAAATTTAACAAACTGGTTCATTGGCGTAACTTTGAGCTTGATGACATGATACAACACGCATGGAATTGGTATGTTCGAAAAAATCAAACAGTTTGAAGACGCACTGGCAGAGTTTACTGGTGCCCCTTATGCCGTCATGACCGATTGCTGTACACATGCTATTGAGCTGTGTTTGCGGCATGACCGGGTGAAAGAAGTTGTGATGACTCCTTACACATATTTGAGCATTGCTATGACCATGCACAAATTGGGAATCAAGTATTACTACAAAGAGGAAGAATGGACAGGCGAGTACCGTCTTCATGGCACACGTATCTGGGATAGTGCTCGTAGGCTAGAAAAGAATATGTATCGACTGGGACAGATACAATGCCTGAGTTTTGGGCATGACAAGCCTTTACATATAGGCCGTGGAGGTGCTATACTGTTAGATGACAAGGCAGCATACGATGCAATTATTCGTATGCGGTATGATGGGCGTGATCTAAATATCAAACCCTGGATTAGTCAAAAAGAATTTAGAGTTGGCTATCACTACAAGCCCACACCAGAAGAAGCTATACAAGGTATTGCAATGCTGGAAGGACTTAAAGAACACTGCCCGTCACCTCGACAAGTTAACTATCCAGATTTAAGAACAATCACTATCAAGGACTAACATGACAAATAAAGAAACAGCACTAGACGCAATGGCTGGAGACGGTGGCTACGGCCTAGGCAAAGTTTGCGATCACCTTCGCTTTAAGTTCAAACGTGATGGAAAAAGATTCTGGGCTGGCGATAACGTTAGCGAGTACATTGACGAGTCAATGAAAGAGCAACTAATCAATGAAGCCACAACAGCGTTTGAAGGTGTACTTGACGCACTACTAATTGACAGAGAAAATGACCCAAACTCACAAGGCACGGCCCGGCGTCTTGCTAAAATGTACTTCAACGAAATCATGTCTGGCCGTTATGAGACGAGCCCTAATGCTACGGCTTTCCCGAACGATACGGACGGAGCATACGACGGTATGCTTGTGGTGCGTTCAGAGCTTAAGAGCATGTGTAGCCATCATCACCAACCTGTTGCGGGTGTGGCTTATATTGGAATCATTGCTGGCCCCAAACTCATTGGTTTATCCAAGTACACTCGGATCGCGCAGTGGTGCGCAAGACGAGGAACACTACAAGAAGAACTCTGTATGGACATTGCTCGTGAGATTGAATTTGCAACCGGATCAAAGGATGTGGCAGTTTATATTCAGGCTACCCATGGATGTTGCGAGAATCGTGGTATTATGGCTCACAGTAGTCTTACCCAAACAACAGTACTCCGTGGGTTATTTAAAACTGACCAAAGTGTAAAGAAGGAATTCTTTGACAATATCAAACTACAACAGGACTTTGCACCACGATGACCTACTGTCTTGTGCCAATGACTGTTGAACAAACACAACAGATCTTGGGCAAGGACTTTGTAGCTAGGTTTCAACAAGAAATGGATGCAGTGTTGCAGCCATTGAAAAAATATCTAGATCAAGGTCGCCCACTGAGCCTAGGCAAAGAGCTTTGGGAATATGCTGTGGCTGACAGTATTGACGGTGCCACTTGGTGTGGTGCTGGCAAAAGTATTATTGATGTGCAGGTCGGCGAAGACATTGGATTTGATGTCAAGAGTGTGCAGATGGGTGTACGGTCAACCACAGAAGCCAGCATGTATCAATACTTGCAGGTTGAGCGTGTGGCTGAATATTTTCGAACACAAGACAAGCTGGCGCTGTGGCAGATGTTTGTGGATGGCTGGCTCGCTAAGGCACGGACAATTAAAAACTATTATTTGTTGGTGATATTTAGAAACAAAGACACTCTGGAATGTTCTATTGCTGGATTTCAAGTGCAAGACACACCTGTTGGTTATCTAGCAGAGTCTTGTAAATTCAATCGTGAAAGCATGCAGGTGACCAGCATAGCTGATCCTGCTCTTGTGGATATCAAAATCTACAAAGGCAAAACCAGGATGGAACTTAGAATTAAACACACAGTTTTTAATGACTCTAAATACTGTTTACCCATATACCGGAGAAATTCATGATAAGATATGCTAACTTAAAAATGGCACAGGCCAATGGCGTAGCGCCTTGGGACTTTGCAGTTGACGAACTGTGTAACGAACACATCATGGTGTATCAGGATCGTTATCCAGTCACACAGGGCCACTTGTTGTTTGTGCCACGAGAAAACAGCGACGAACATATTTTAGTAGCCATGGGCAATGCTTGGCTTATTGGACGCAAACTGGTAGAAACTGGACAATGCCAAGGCTTCAACGTTGGTGTAAATATAGGTGAAGTGGCTGGACAAACAGTGATGTACCCGCATGTGCATCTTATTCCAAGACGTGCGGGCGATTGTGCAGATCCCGTAGGCGGCGTTCGTGGGGTCGTTGCTGGTCAGGCCAACTATCACAAACCTGGATACCAACAACCCTAATATGTTTCTTGCGCTCAAACAAGATGTTGCCAATCATACTGTAAAGCCGTTAGAGCAACACAATAAAAATCTCTGTCTTGCTCATGTTGATCAATTTTACATGATCAGCAATGTTTGCCCACATCAAAACAGTCGCATTGCCTGTGAGCCAACACAGCATTTAAAATGTCCTTATCATGGTCTTGAATACTCATTAGCCGGTAAAGGTATTGATCATGAGCTTGAGTTAGAAACTTTGCCGTGTTATGCAAATCAAACCATGTTGTTTGACCAGCATGTTGACTGTGTGTTTCCCATTGACACCCAGCACATGCAGTTGATGCAACAGCGTGAAGACATTGTGCAAGCCGCACCCAACGTTGTAATGGATGTGTTCTTGGACATCGAGCACATTCCAGTAGCACATCCGGGTGTGTATGACAAGATTGGTATTACCACTGTTGAAGAGTTGCACTGGAGCCTGTTCAGCAATGGCAGTTTGCAAATTGTACCAGTGCAAGACAATCAATACCTTCACGAAGATGACTTAAAATACAATATGTCGGCTTGTTGGATGGCAGTTTATCCAGGTACCATGATTGAGTGGCAACCAGGTGCATTGTTTGTAACAGTAGCACTGCCCGATCCACAAGGTAGCCGAGTGCAGGTGTACAAATATCGTGACACCAGATACAGTATGCTGGACTGGAGCAACAACAGTATTGTTTGGGAAACAGCGTGGGAACAAGATCGTGCGTTGGCCAAAAATATTCTAGCACCAGCTACCGATAACATTGACGAATTAAAACAACATCACAGAGATTGGATGCGTAATGCTCTGTAAAGATTCCTGGATTGATTTATCCTGGGACGGACTACCTACTAGACAAGGTCCTGAAAACATTGCAGTCAAAATCAACAGCCGGGCCAAAGAGCTCTTGCCCTTTAACACTGCTTGCGACCGCGTGGCCGAAGAAATATATAGCACACATAAAAATTTATACATTACCATGAGTGGTGGCAGTGACAGTGAAAACGTTGCCAACACGTTTTTGCGCATGGGTATTCCGTTTACCCCAATCTTGATAACATACGATGCAACTCGCCACAATGATCAAAAATTAGAAATGTGGTGGGCGCAACAATGGTGCAAGAAAAACAACATAAAACCTCTTGTGGTTGACGTGGGTAACTATGCCAACAGTAAAACAGAAAAACAATATACTTCGATTATTAAACCGCGACTTGGTTATGGCACAGTGACGCATGGTTTAATCTTGGATACTGTGCAGAAGCTAGGTGGACACATAGTGTCTGGCTTTCAACTTGAATACTATCCTGACCACGAACAGATGGAATATCTTAGACCAGTGTTGGGCAACTACAATGGCTTTGTTATGGAAGAAGCTGACCTCTATGTAGAGACCTTGGTGCCAAACCAACATCCCTGGGCATTTTATTATTGGAACGCTGAGATCATGGCCAGTTTTGTATCAGAATGGGATACTGCCCTAACCATGCAAGAAAACAAAGCCAAAATTTACGGCACAGTGCATAGACCAAAATACATGTACCATCGAGATGTGTTTGAACCAAATATTAAAAAAATTCGAGACCAATGCAAGCAATATTGGGGAACTAGAGATTGTGCGTTGTTGGGCTCTAGAGAACAACTGCTTGCACAATTACTTGGGTAAATAGTTCTTTACAGCGGTCTTTGGCTTCATCCCGCTTTACAAACTCTGCCAGCCTATGCTATAATTAACATAGGAGAAACAGCATGCAACCAGTAGTTTACAAATATACCTCAACCAAAGAGTATCACGACGCATTTCCATGTGCGTATAGACAGTGGAGGGCAGACAGTCATTGTAATTTGATCCATGGATATTCATTCAGTATGAAGTTTTACTTTGGTACCAATGACCTAGATGTGCGCAACTGGGCTGCCGACTATGGTGGTTTAAAAGAACTCAAGAAGACCTTGGAAGATCAGTTTGACCATACACTTATTGTGGCACAAGATGATCCAGAAATGGCTACATACAAACTGCTTCAAGAGCGGAACATGGCCAAAGTGGTAGTATTACCTCGATTGGGTTGCGAAGGTCTTGCTGACATGCTGTACAAGTATGTGAATGGTGTTTACATTCCTGAACTGTGGGGGCCAGGCGAAGCAGAACGTTTGTGGTGCTATCGTGTGGAAGTACGTGAGACGCAGGCTAACATGGCTTTCCGTGAAGGCCACCGTGAGTGGAATGAAGATTTATTTGCATAATGGAGTTTTAGATGAGTGAACCAAAATACGATATTGCTATGCTGTTGGCCACACGTGGTCGCACAGAAATTCTTGGGCGCAGTATTCGCAGTTTGATTGAACTGGCAGACAACCCCAGTCGTGTTCAGTTGATGTTTGCGTTTGACGATGATGACGAAGTTGGATTCAAGTATTTCAAGGATGAACTTCAGCCTTGGATGGACGCACGTGATGTCAACTACACAGCCATGCGTTTCAAGCGCATGGGCTATGTGAATCTGCACAAGTACAACAATGCCATGGCCAAGGGTAGTAGCAGTCGTTGGTTGGTTATCTGGAATGATGATGCTGTAATGGAAAGCAAAGGATGGGATACTACCATCATGAATTATGAAGGGCAGTTCAAACTGTTGAGCTTCAAAACTCATCGCATGCACCCTTACAGCATCTTTCCTATTGTACCGCGCAAGTGGTACGATATTCTTGGTTACATCAGCCCACATCCCACACAGGATGGTTGGGTTAGTCAAACCGCTTACATGCTGGACATCTATCAACGTATCAACGTTGAAGTGTTGCATGATCGCTTTGATCTTACTGGCAACAACGGGGACGAAATCTTTCAAAATCGTCCCATGCTGGAAGGCAAGCCTGATGATCCTAGAGATTTCCACAGTGTGCAACAAATTGATTTGCGGCACCGAGACTGTGCCAAACTGGCCACATACATGCGTTCAGTTGGTATAAGCATAGAATTCTTTGAAAACATTTTTAAAGGCACACAAGATCCCTGGCAAAGATTAGCCGAAAACGACGTTAATAGCCAAATGGTGCAGTTTGCCAACCCACACAAAACAAAAGCGTAAATAGCTGATGACATACAAAATTGCATGGGTACAACCCAACTTTCAACAAGGCCCCAAAGAGCTCAACGCTCATTATCTGCCCTATTCGGCAGGAGTAATTTGGAGTTATGCGCTAACCGATCCCTGGGTCAAAGAAAACTTTGAGTGTACTGATATAGTATGGCGCAGAGACGCTGTGGAGCCCTTGGCTGAAAAACTTGCGCAAAACGATGTTGTGGCATTTAGTACCTATGTGTGGAACCATCAGTACAACTATACCTTGGCTCGACTGGTCAAGGAACGCAACCCCAACTGTTTGATTGTATTTGGTGGGCCCGAACCTGCCGTCACCGACAAAGATCTGTTCCGTAAAGAATCCTACATGGATCTTGTGATTTGCTTTGAAGGCGAAATCACATTCCGCAAAGTTATCCGAGCGTTTGAAGACAAGAACTGGGAAGAAATTCCTGGCCTGCTGGTCAATCGAGATGGTGAAGCAGTCAACACTGGTGATGCCAAACGTATCGAAGCCCTGGAAGACATTCCCAGCCCTTACTTGTCAGGCGTGTTTGACAAGATTGTTGCTGAAAATCCCGACGTTGAATGGAACGGTACATTGGAAACCAATCGTGGTTGTCCGTTTGCATGTACATTCTGTGACTGGGGCAGTTTGACCTACAACAAAGTCAAACACTTTGATGCACAAAGAGTTTATGATGAACTGGAATGGATGGCAACACACCGGTGTGGGTTTATCAGTATCACTGATGCAAACTTTGGTATGTTCCCCCAGCGTGATAACCTTATTGCAGACAAGATTATTGAAATACAAAGCAAGTACGGCTACCCAAAAACTTTCAGTGTGGCGTGGGCAAAGAACCAAAAGAAAGAAGTTGTGGACATTGTCAAGAAACTTCTTGATGCTCCAGGATTCAACCAAGGTCTTACGTTATCAGTACAGAGTCTTGATGTTGACGTCTTGGAAAATATCCGTAGAAAAAACATGGAAATGAACAAGTTGGAAGAAGTGTTTGAGCTGTGCGAACAACGTAACATTCCAACTTATACAGAACTGATTCTAGGATTACCTGGCGAAAGTTTGCAAAGTTGGAAAGACAATTTTTGGAAACTGTTCCGCATGGGCAACCACACAGGCCTTACAGTGTTCCAAGCACAGTTGTTGGAAAATGCAGAGATGAATCTGCTCCAGAAAAAATTGTTCAAAATTGGATCACAACGTGTGACTGACTATTTCTCAGGATCATACTCAAACGAACACATTGAAGAAGGCATTGACATTATTACGTCAACCAAGGACTTGCCTTTTGAAACTATGTTGGATGCTGAGATTTTCTCTTGGTACATCAACACATTCCACATCAATGGTGTTAGCACCTTGCTCAGCAGATTGGTCAACAAGTACTGTGAAGTTGACTACAGTGAGTTCTATGAAGACCTGTTTGAATACTTGCAAAAGGATCCTTGGTTTGTCAAAGAACAAACTGAAGTGCGCCAGTATTTTTCCAATTGGATGACGCAAGGACAGATTCGCCACCCCAACATTGGCGGAATTGAGATACACGGATGGAACTTAATTCACCGAACTATCTTGAACTTGCATGTAGAAAAGCAGTATAATAACATGTTCGACCGGCTAAGGCAGTTTATGTTGAGATACGACCTGCCTGAAGACTTGTTGGAAAGCGCCATGAAGTTTCAGCGCAAGTATTTGATTGCGTATGATGCTGTTGCTGAGTATCCACAGAAGTTAGAGCTAGACTACAACATCTGGGAGTACTTGACATTTGATCGTCCCTTGGAAAAAAATCAAGTGACATACGAACTGGACTTTCCCGAGGACAAGGCCATGAGCTTTCCCAAGTTCCTGGAACTGTTTTACTTTGCTAGACGAAGAAATTTTGGTAAATCAACTGTAGAAAGAATGGGCAATGATACAAACGCATCTAACATGGCAAGACGTGGAACAACAGGTACAAACCTTGTGCAGGGAACTGCACTCGGATCAGTGGTATCCTGATTATATTGTTGGGATAACCAAAGGCGGCCTAGTGCCCGCTACTATGATAGCGCACTATCTACATTGCAGAATGGAAACACTCAAAATTAGCCTGCGTGATGGCGGCGAGTGTGAAAGTAATCTTTGGATGGCCGAGGATGCATTTGGCTACCAAGATGGCAAGAGTGTGCCCGAGCTTAGAAAAAATATTTTAATTGTAGATGACATCAATGACAGTGGGGCAACCCTAAACTGGATCCGCGAGGATTGGCCCAGTGGTTGCATGCCAAATGACCCAGACTGGAACAGTATCTGGGGTCACAATGTTCGAGTTGCTTGTTTATACAACAACGCTGCCAGCAACTCTATGACCAGAGTCAACTACCATGCCAAACAGATCAACAAACGTGAACGTGATGAGTGGATAGTGTTTCCCTGGGAAAACTGGTGGAACAATTGATACATGCAAAGACTGTTTGCATTTGGTTGCAGTTTTACTAACTATCGTTGGAGCACCTGGGCCGACTGCCTTGCCCCAGAATTTGATTATTTTGAAAACTGGGGACAGAGCGGGGCAGGCAACGAATTTATATTCAACAGCGTGATGGAAGCCGATCAGCGTCAGCAATTTGGCCCGCAAGATACTGTGATAGTATGTTGGACTACTGCCACACGAGAAGATAGATATGTTAACGACCGCTGGCACACATTAGGCAATATGTTTAGTTGCCCGATATACAACAAAGACTACCTTGCGTCACACGTTGATGAGAGAGGCCTGTTAATAAAAACCCTAGCTTATATCAAAGCAGTAAAAACATTGTTAGAAACCCGGCAAGTGCAATGGAAATTTTTATCCATGGATCATTTCAATTCTCTAAATATCTATCAAGATGTTGTAGATTGCATTTTGCCTAGCTATCAAAACGTGATGTTTCAAAACAGTTGGCCCAACAGAAACGGTGATCCACATCCCAGCCCTGCGGAGCATTTGGCCTATTTGGATGCAGTATTGCCTGGCTGGGTGACAAAACAATCTACTCGTGTTATAATGCATGAAGAGAGTATCAATCTAAATAAAGATCCCCGCAAGTCGGGAATGACAAAGGTAACAAGACTATGAAATTTAAAGTAAGCGAATTATTTTATTCAGCACAAGGCGAAGGACGCTATGTTGGTGTTCCCAGCGTGTTCTTGCGTATGTTTGGATGCAACTTTACCTGCTCGGGGTTTGGCTGCAAGCCCGGTAAGAAGAGTCCCGAAGCGGACGAAGTTGCAAAGACTGTGAGTCTGTACAAGACGTTTGAAGAACTTCCGCTGGTAAACACTGGCTGTGACAGCTATGCTTCATGGCATCCAGCATTCAAACATCTAAGCCCCACCTACAAAGTTGAAGAACTAGTTGAAAAAATCACAGCATTGTTGCCGCACCAGCATTGGTTGCAACCCAATGGCAATCCTGTGCATCTTGTGATCACTGGCGGTGAGCCGCTGTTGGGCTGGCAAAAAGCCTATCCAGAGTTGTTGGATGTGTTGCATCGTAATGGACTGCGACACATCACTTTTGAAACCAACGGCACCCAAGAACTTCATAGAGACTTCAAAGAGTATCTGCGTGGCTGGCATGGTGAAATTACATTTTCAGTTAGCCCCAAGCTCAGTGTCAGTGGTGAGACCTGGGAAGATGCTATCAAGCCCGAGATTGTGTGGGACTACGAAACCTCAGGTGTCACATATCTTAAATTTGTGGTTGAAAAGATGGAAGACTTTGACGAGTTGGATCGTGCCGTGGATGAATATCGCTTGCGTGACTTTGCTGGTCCTGTGTTTGTGATGCCTGTGGGCGGTGTGGTGTCAGTGTATGATGGTAATCGTATCAACGTTGCTGACGAAGCACTCAAACGTGGTTACTGGTACAGTCCCCGACTGCACGTTGATCTTTGGGGCAACGGCTGGGGCAAGTGATGTTTGATTGCGTGTTAGTAAACGGTGATAGTTACAGTCAATTAACTCCTGAACACAGAGTGTACAGTGAATTTTTAGCTGAGAGTTTAGCTATACCAATTATTAATATTGCAAAAGCCGGTAGTAATAACAAACGGATTGTAAGAAGCACTCTTGAAAATTTATTAGAATTAAAAAAAACTTTTTCAAATCCACTAGTTATTATAGGATGGAGTTTTATTAGACGGATCGAAGTATGGTATTACGGTAATAATCCACGAGTTATAGGACGAATTCCAGATCGTACTTCTGCTCCGGATCATCTTCAGCCAAAGTTAGTAACGTTAGATGTTCTTACTTCGTTAGGAGAAGCTACTATAGAACAAAAGTGTTTGATATCTGAAGATCTGTTTGTTCACAAGCAACTGACAGATTTTTATACAGATTTGTACATGCTGGCACACACTATCAAGTCATTGGGTTGTGAGTTTTTTTGTTTTTCGGCAGCTAAAAATATCGAAATACCTATACAGAGTTTTCCTTATATTGAATCATTGCACCAAGTCAAGTGGTGTTCTGAAAACAAAAATATTCATCAGTTACATGATTTTTGTATGTTACAATGGGCTCAACAAAACGATGCAGCCAGTCATCCAGTTACTGGACATTTAAGTGAGCAAGGGCATAAAAATTTTGCTGTAATGTTGAAAGATTGGATACACCCATTAAATGGGTAAATTGAATAATGTATTTGGATGGAGCATTTGAAATGTTTGATTGGTTAAAGAAAAAAGTTGCACCGCCGCCAGTGCGTACAGAAAAAACACCACGAGTAACTAAGGCAACTGAAAAGTCTGCCAAGCAGATTGCTACCGAAAAAGGTGAACCTTATGTAGCTGTGCTGAGTATGGATGTGGATCCAAACAACTTGCATCAAGGTGCATTTGAACTAGACTGGAATGAAATCTTTGTGGCTCGCTTGGTCAAAGCCGGCTACATGATGAAGCCTACAGACACCGACGGAGAGATTGTAGATCGTTGGTTCCAAAATGTGTGTAGACACGTTGTAATGGAAACTTGGGAACAAGAGCAAGCCATGCGACAATCGGGCATATATGTTAAGACTACAGATATTGGTAACGGACGGAGTGAAGTATCATGATATTCAATCACATCAAAGAACTCAAAGCCGAGGGTAAAAAAATCGGCATCACATTCAGTCAATTTGACATGCTACATGCAGGGCATATTGCTATGTTAGCAGAAGCCAAGAATCATTGTGATTACTTGATTGCAGGCCTGCAAACTGATGCATCAATTGATCGCCCGGGTGTTAAAAATCCCCCGGTGCAAAGTATCATCGAGCGTCAGATTCAATTGAGTGCTTGCCGTTTTGTAGATGAAATTGTTGTGTACACCACAGAACAAGATTTGATCGACTTGATCCTTACACTGCCACTTGATGTGCGGATCCTTGGAGAAGAATACGAAGATACCAACTTTACTGGTCGTAGCGAAGGACACGGACGTCAAATTGAACACGTTTACAACAAGCGTGATCATAGTTTTTCAAGCTCAAGCCTGCGCAAACGTGTGGTTGCCGCAGAGTCTGAAAAAGTATCACCACAAAAATGATACTGTATGTGAATGGTTGCAGTCACTCTGCGGGGGCCGAAGCCGCTGTTCCTCATGCATGGGCTTGCGATGATGGACAACTATGGAAGATGGGCACCGAACCACATCCTGCTAATCTAGCAGTCAGTTATGGTAAGCGTGTTGCTGACAAGTTAAGTGCTGAATTAGTTTGTGAAGCCAGCTCGGGTGGTAGTAATGACCGCACAATCCGAACTACACTAAACTGGATAGAAAACAACCCTGATAAACTTCAAGACACCTTTATGGTGTTGCAGTGGACTACATGGGAACGTGAAGAATGGCTTCACAATGGAAAGTGGTATCAGGTCAATGCATCGGGCATAGATACTGTACCAGATGAGTTACAAGAACGTTATAAACACTTTGTGATTAGTGTAGATTGGAATATCAAGACTCCCGAGGCACACAACAAGATTTGGACCATGCACCAATATCTTAAAGAACAAGGTATACGCCACTTGTTCTTTAACGGGCATAGTACATTCAGTGATATCCAAAATCACTATAATTGGGGTAAGAATTATATGCACCCATATATTCGGGAAGAATCCTACCATAATTGGCTAATAAACAACGGTGGCACATACGCAAATGCCGCAAGTTATCACTTTGATGCCAAAAGTCATAGACTTTGGGCTGATTATGTGTTACAATACATCAACGATAACAACTTGATTTCCACAAATGAAATACCTACTGATTGACACTGCCAACATGTTTTTTCGTGCTCGCCACAGCGCACATCGTGCCAGCGACACATGGACCAAACTGGGCTTTGCCCTGCATGTCACAATCATGGCTGCCAACAAAGTGGCCAAGCGTTTTCAAGCAGACCATGTTGTATTCGCACTGGAAGGTCGTAGCTGGCGCAAGGATTTTTACAAGCCTTACAAAGCAAACCGAGCAGTAGCACGTGGTGCAATGACTGAAACAGAAGCAGAAGAGGACAAGCTGTTCTGGGAAACGTATGATGAGCTGACTAAATACTTGTCTGCAAAAACAAATTGTAGCGTTATCCGTTGTGCCACTGCTGAAGCAGATGATATCATAGCACGTTGGATTGCATTACACCCCCAAGATGAACACACAATCGTAAGCTCAGACACTGACTTTGTACAGTTATTGGCCGCCAATGTCACGCAGTACAATGGTATCTCAGATGAACTACTTACTCTGGAGGGCATATTTGATGCTAAAGGTAACCGTGTCAATGATAAGAAAACTAAACAGCCAAAAACGATTCCGGATCCATCCTGGCTGTTATTTGAGAAGTGTATGCGTGGAGACACATCCGACAATGTCTTTTCTGCATATCCGGGAGTACGTACTAAAGGCACAAAGAATAAAGTTGGTCTCGAGGAAGCCTATGGGGATCGAGACAAAAAAGGCTACTCGTGGAACAATCTAATGTTGCAACGTTGGACTGACCACAATGGTGAAGAACATCGTGTGTTGGATGACTACGAGCGTAATTGTACCTTGGTTGATCTTACAGCACAACCTGCAGATATCAAAGCCACAGTGGATTCTTGCATCCATGAACAAATTTCACACAAGGATGTAGGCATGGTAGGCGCACACTTTCTAAAGTTCTGTGGCAAATACGAGCTGACCAAACTTAGTGACAATGCAGATCAAGTTAGTCGTTGGCTCAACGAAACATATAAAGGAGTACTAGATGATATTAGCCAAACCCGTAGTAGAGAACCAGTTTTGGATACTCAAGCAGGATAACCGCAAGGTTGGTCAACTTGAAGTAGCCGAGAATGGTAACTGCACCATACGAATTAACGATAGCGTAGCACAATACAAAACTATCAAAATGGCCCGTCAAGCGGCCAATATTGAGTTTGAACCTTTAGTAGAATCTCACCCAGTACCGGCCAACATTGTTCATGGCTTTGAAGTTACTGGACAAGTGTACAATCCCTTGTGGAATGTACAGTTAAAGTTACCATTGTTCACTCGTGACAACAAAAGCAAGAGCTGGTATGCGGCAGGTTGGTATAGTGTTAAACAACATCGAACTTGGAAGACTATACAGCACCCCAAGCTCATTACCTTGCAACGCTACAAGTATGCAGGTCCTTTCCATACCAAAGAAGAAGCAAATGACCAATCCGTTTCGTGATCAAGAAAAATTCATGCGGGCCTGCGACCAGTCGGTTGAAAAGTTCAATGGCACACAGTTTGACATGTACTGTTCCTTGATTGAAGAAGAACACAAAGAACTCAAACAAGCTCTAGTTGACAACAACGATGAAGAAATCTTAGATGCCTTGCTGGATATTCTTGTTGTGACAATTGGTGCCATCCACTCAGCAGGCATGGACGCTGAAGGTGGCTGGAAAGAAGTCATGCGCACTAACTTTGCCAAGATTGATCGAGAAACTGGCAAAGTTCGCAAGCGCGAAGATGGCAAGGTACTCAAGCCTGTGGGCTGGACAGCACCGGACTTGAAACCACATCTTCACAAAAATGATCCATACTTGCAAACAAAATGAGCTTGCATATAAATCGATTTGTTGACGCTATCAAAGCCGCAGAGAGTCGCAATCAACGCGATTTAACAATGACCTTGCGAGATGCCAAGGATTTACACAGTGACATTACCAAATTGTTGCTGACCTTGGAAATCTTGCGTGGAATTCCAGCCGCCAAAGAAGAAGTTGTTGAGATTGAACTTGTGGGTGGGAGTTTCAAAAGCACGTAGTTTTTGAGATAAATAAACTACGGAGATAACGATGAGTAGACCCAAGCCATTAGTGCTGGTTGAGCACACTGACAAACAAACATACAAGACTGAGCAAGTACTGGCTTCAGAAGGTGTGTGGGCGGTGTTCTACGATTCCAAACCCATCAACCTCAAGACGTCAAATCTACTGACTCAATATCCTGGCCCCAAGTACAAAAAGGTCAGCTTTTCAAATCCAGGGCATGCCAAGAACCTGGCCAAGAAACTCAACACACAGTTCAAGACCGACAAATTCACAGTTGTGCTCTTGACGCAAGGGGCGCAAGTGTACCCCAATGTTCAATAAGATCTCTCTAACTCAACAGATATTAGATCAGCTCAAGTGGGAGATCAATCCCACATTAGATCAAGCACTACAAGAGTGGTGGAAAAATCCCGACGAACATGCAGGCTTACGCTTAACTGCCGAGGGCTTTTTTGTTTTTAGTCAGTTAGAAATTGCACACTACGAGTTTGATATTCCTGCTAGTATGCCTGCATTGCCAGGCCAACTGCTAACATTTGATCGCAAGCTCACCTGTCCTTACTACATCTTTCTTGGCAAGAAGCCCAAACTATTATTGTTTGGTAGCAAGGAAGCCACAACGTATTCCTTGTACGGCGATCTTGAAAAGTTTTTGAGATATTTAAATCGTACCTAGACGCATGGCCAGGGCCGCAACTTGACGGTCATAATTGTATCGGCAACGTTCAGGAAACTCGTCAAGCAAGAATACTCTATTACGCTGTAGTCTAGCACGATAAGGTTCAAGGTCAACGCGACCCAAGATAAGGTCTTGATTTCTGCGCAGGGCTTCTTCTACTCGTATATCATTGGGCAACATATCGTAACTGGTATCTACCAAATCATCAAACATATCAAAGCCCAGTTCACGACAGTCTTGTACAATACCTTGGTGGCCAATCACAATGGGTATTTGTTCTGCGGCAAAAGCCATTTGTGTTTTTTCAGTCACAATACCCGGAGCATCATCATACATGGTTTCAGTCACAATGTTGATTGCCGCTGACTCATAAACCCACTTTAATTTTAAAAAGTTTTCTTGATTGTTACAACCCATGTAGTGATCATACCCCCAGTCCGGTAGTGGTATTTCTGTACCATAACTTAGAACACCATGAGGCCAGTGCTGTAGAACATCCACCGCACGTCTGCGATGTTGACAATAGCGACCGTTCAAACATTGCCATCTTGTGCGTCGAGGATTTAGAATATCTTTCCACTCGGGATAAATGTCTCGCAGGCTGTTTGCAGTACCATGATTGTGATTGCTAAACTCAATAATGTTGAGTGGCCCTGCGTAGTATCGGCTCAGGCCATGATTCCAATAGTGTACAATCACTCGGTTGGCGTCAGCACCATAACGTTGTTCAATTTGTTCCAGCTCAAGTATGCGACGACCTTTCCAAGTAATGTAGTCGGGCAAGTGCAAGACCAAAAATTTGCCTGGCTCAATGTCGGGCATTTTTACGGGCCAACCACGGTCAGGATGAAAGTTTGTGTAATATGCACTGAACTCTGCATGAAAGGGAATGTTATATTTGGTCAATGTTTGATCAATAAAAACCGAGTAATCCATAGGGGTATTTACTTGACCAAAATACCCCGATCGTTTATACTGTAGCATAAAAACAACACTTTTTAGCCCCAAAAAGTAGTACTTTTTAGTACTACTTTTCATGTGAAAACTGGTTGACCAAAAACGCAAGATCGGTTATAATATACACATGAACACAAAAACAGTAGCCCGTAAAAAACGTACAGATCGTACTCACATTGTTTACATGCTCACAAGCGGTAGCGATTTTTACATTGGCGTAACTGCCAAGACTGCAAGCACTGTGAAAAAGAGCGTGATGACTCGTTGCATGAAGCACTTGTATCGCTCACGTAGCGAAGACAAATCTTGGGCACTGTATGAGTGCATGCGTGAGCGTGGCACTGGCGGTTTTACTGTGAACGTTTTGGCTGTGATGCGCGGTAAAACTGAAGCACACACATTTGAACGTGACTTGATCCGCACACACCGACCCAACTTGAACACAGATGTTCGCGGTGTTTGACCAATTAATCCCAATCTGCTATAATACACACATAGACACAAAGGAGCCAAAGATGGAAGAGTTCAAAAGCTGGGAAGAAATGAGCACTCTCGAGCAGTATGCTTGCCAGTACTGGGACATGTACAAGGATGCCTATGGCGTTCGTCCCCGCGGTGTTGATACCAGCACCTGGACTCTTGCAGAATTTGAGATGGAGTTTGCAAGTCTGGGCTCTGTGATCGAGCGTGAACACGCCAATCGTCAGGTAGCTGAAGCTGACGCCATTGTGAAGTTTGAAGATCGTGTTACCAGTCTCATGCACACCGGTACCAACCGTGAGCGTGTGATTGCATGGCTCATAGACGCCGAAGGCGCCAATGGCGACCATGAATATTTTTGTTTCACCCAGGGCTTGCCCTATGGTTACTTCCGCAAAGCGGCTTAAGGAGTTCAATGATGTTGTTAGAACACACACAAACTGGTTACTACACTGAACGCCATGGAGGTCCCTATGATCGCGGACAAGCAGACAGCTACTACGGTCGTGAGTACAATCCTCACTACTTTGTAGGTGACAGTTACAACTCACCAAAGATTGAGTTGGCACAGATGACTGCACATGAAATCGTAGCCTACACCGCAGGTTATCGTGACAACGAAGCCAATGGCAACAAGAAAGAATGGTGATAAACATGACTATGCCCGCAGGACGATACTACATTGGTGACTTGTGCTATGTTATGCACCCCGAATGGCAAGAATGTTGCGAATTGTTTTTCCCTCCGGGTGCTCCTGGACGTGGGGTTGACGGCGAGTTCACACTCCGGGACGGTCGTTGTTTTGCCAGCTTTGGTACTGCATACGGTGACGGTACTTACAGGTCCAATGTTGGCACCATGCACGATGTGGACTCTGGATCAATTGGTTGCATCCGTGTTGAAGATATCCGTGACACAGAATACACCAAAGAATTTTTGCAAGGACTCGGTGCGTTTGTTGAATTTACAGAACCTTTTGAAGTGTCATCAGATCAAGGCCTGCTGATGTTTGGGCATGTTCAAATTGAAACTGGTGACGAGGAAGAGGAAGAAGAATACGACTGTTTTGAAGAGGAATAACATGAACAAAGAAATTACACTCACACCCGAAGGCGGCCGCTTTTATCGGGCCATGACCTTTCACTGGGTTACAGTAATTGTGTGCATGCCCTTTTTGGCTGTGTTGCTGATAGTTGCTATTGTAAACCCACTATGGTTCAGGGACAGTATGTTCAACTGGGTTGAAGGTCGAGTAAATAGATTCAGTCGCTGGCGCAATCACGTCAAGTATCACATCTACTTGGGTTGTGACCCCAAGGTATGGCACACCCTCAAAGGTGATTTGTAATGAACGAACGAATTCAACAACTTGCTCAAGAAGCAGGAATGTATGTGGACCTTAATGGTAACCCTTGGCCTAAATGGATGAGTGCCGAGGAATGTGAAGTAGCATACAAAAAGTTCGCCGAGTTGATTGTGCAAGATTTAATTCATAGTATGATAAAACGATATGGTGACGATGACGAGTTACCAATTCAGGAAATTAAATTGTTTGTTAAAGAACATTTCGGAGTTAAAGAATGACCATTGAAGATTTAGAACATATATTTCAAAATCAAATTGAAGAAGGTACTGAGAAATTGTACTTTATGCTCAAAGACGGTGATGCTATGACTGTGATTGAACGTCATCCTGCAGAGGATCTAGCGGGTTTGTTGCCCATGTTGACAAGTTTTGAATACGCTGGCGGTACTGCTAACATGCCGAGGTTTACAAAATGAATGAACAAATCAAACTACTTGCTGAACAATGCGGCTTTAGAAGCGATCCCGATATATATGACCGCAATCAAAGTTTTGACGTACCAAAGTTTGCCGAGTTGATTGTGCGGGAATGTATCCAGGCCGTAAAAAATGTCGGTGGCTACAACGAAGATTATCATATGAATGCTATCAAAAAATATTTCGGAGTTGAATGATGAAACTATCGGTTGTGGTTGAGCAAGATGGAAAAAGTAAAACAATCTGCACTTGGGAATGTGAACCTTGTGTTCCAACAGGCGAGGTCAAAGATGTTACCGAAGAGGTATTAGCGGAGATTAACCGTAGGATCAAAGAACATTTCGGAGTTGAAGAATGATCAATGAAATCACAACAGAAATGCTAGACCGCAAGATTGCATGGTGCAAGCAAAATGCATTTTGGGGCAGGGGTTCTGGTGTACAACGTATGCAGGACTTCTACTTTGAAAAGACCCGGGCCAGTGTGAACGAGTCTTGGCCTGAAACATTCTCATCGCAGGAACTGGCTGACACTTTGGGCATAGAATCGGTTAGATACAGGATTTACTACAGCCAAGATAATCTCACTTGTAGACTGTTTGTGTTTCGCCCTCACTGCACGCCTTTTGAAACTGAAATAATGTTAGGCATGGGCTTTGTTGTTGCACAAGATGGTGATACAGAAAACATTCCCAATCAACCCGTAGAGGAAGTTGAAGGAGTTGAAGAATGACATACATTGCCAACTACAACAACACCATTGAGTTACCGTACGAGCCTGGATTGCTAGAGTGGTTGCAAGCAAAATACCCTCATTCAAGATATAGAATTGTGACAAAATAAAAATGGACAAGGTTATACGTGATGGCAAGGTAGCAGTGTTATACTCGCCCGGCTATGGTGCAGGATGGTTCTCTTGGAATACCAGCCGGCCAGAAATCTTGTTTGATCCTGCCATAGTTGAGTTAGTAGAACAGGAAAAATGGGACGAGTTACGAGCGTTTCTTGTGCTCAAGTACCCAGATATCTACAATGGTGGTATGCATGATTTACAAATTGAGTGGATCCCTGAAGGAACACAGTTTCAAGTAAACGAATACGATGGCAACGAAAGCATTGAAAAACGTGACAGCGTAAATTGGATACAGGCTTGACACTGGTTGACATACGTGTTATAATAAATTTTTAAAGGTGAACTATGGAATTTTTACCCGCACTTGAACTAATAGACCGACTCTGCATTGCCAGAGTAAAGCACATACGCACCAATGGTGCAAACCAAGTAGAACTTGATTGGTATGAAGACAAATACCGTCAGCTACCACAAAGTCCTGAGCTGGATGCAGACATCCAGGCCATGACCGACATCCACCATGCCATCTGGGATTTAGAATGGCAACTCAAATCCGGCGTTGAACAAATGCTTAGTTTGGCAGAAATTGGGCGCAGGGCAATTGCCATACGTGATCACAACAACAAGCGAATCACATACAAAAACTCAATTGCACGTATCCTGGGACACCCTGTGACTGAAATCAAGCAAGACCACCTGGCTGACGGCACTGTTGACACTAAATAATTTTCCTGCTATAATACAATCATTGGGATCATAGCTTAATGGTAAAGCAGTCGACTCATAATCGATTGAGTCTTGGTTCAATTCCAAGTGGTCCCACCAACCTGGCGTTAGTATAATGGATAATACAAAGAGCTTCTACCTCTTGAATGTGAGTTCGATTCTTGCACGCCGGACCAAGGACTAGCATGACACCTATCAAACCGCAGACACTACAGGTAGACATGGGCGGCAGTACCGAAGGCTTGTATCATAACAATACAATTTCATGGACATTAAATGATGGAGATGAAATGATAAAGGTCACTCCAGAAGGATTCTATGTACGTGGAGTTCGAGTGCCAGTGGATGACAAAGAAGCAGAAACAGTGTATAATGCATTTAAGCAATGGTTGGCCTGGGCACAACTGACCGCTAAATAAACTTGGAGCAACAATGTCAAAAACGCCAGTACCTTTTATCACAGCAGTGAAACAAGCACTAGATCGAAAGAATGCCTCTGCGCATCCTGATGCAAAGTTATCAAAGACTCAGCAAAAGGCCGCCAAACGTTCTGCTCCGCTAGCACCCGCAGGTAAACCAGTTCGCAAAGCAGCCGGCCGAGGCGGTTAACAAACACTCGCCAGAGTGGTGGAATGGTATACACAGCAGACTTAAAATCTGCCGCTCGCAAGGGCATACGGGTTCGAGTCCCGTCTCTGGTACCAAACAAAAACACACATGAATCGTAGCAAAGAACGTCATACCTTTCAAGCAGAAAACTATATCAAACGCTGTGAAGAAACTGGCGAGGAGCCCAATCAGGATTACTTGAACATGTACGAAGATGCCAAGGCACATGATCTTGCCCGCGACGCTGACGAGGAGTGGAAGAAAAACAATCTTGAATACGATCTACGCAGTACCGAGTGGATCTGTGCCAAGGCCAAAGCACGAGAAGAGTATGCACAAAACATCTACGCGGCCTTGTGCAATCAAGACTGGCAACGCAACGCAGTGTGGCCATTGTTGAAGGGCCAAACTTGGTCGTGCTCGTGGCGCTACGCCGGGGGTATTGTGGCCGACATGCGTGAACAAGGCGACTACATGGACTGGTATTGTTCGGGCATACGTGGTGGTGCCGCAACAGATGATGCGGAGTTGACTAGTGAGCAACGAGCAAGAATTGAGTGGTATGACAAACACTTTGTGGGCGAAGGTCATGTCACTGACGAGATCCAAGAGGATTTTTTTAAATTGGGGTGGATCCCTGTGGAGAATAATGACAATGAATAAATTTTTATTAACTTTGATTTTGAGTGTGATGGCAGTGACCGCCAGTGCTGAAACTGTTTCAGTGGTATGGGGATTCAGTCCCGGTAGCAATACAGCCAATGTGTTGCGACAAGGCACTGCACTGGCCAACAAAACACAGACACAACGCACCTATGTGTTTGCAACCCGGCCAGGTGCTGGTGGTAGTATTGCCGCAAACTCTGTGGCCAATGCACAGCGTCCAGAAGTGCTG